GTCCGTTTCTATTGAACGGAGTGAATTACATAATTCTTTACATCAACATCAGCCACCCCTTCCTTTTTAAAAAACCTTAACGAAGACAAACCTTAACCGTGGCAGAAGAAAAGAAAAGACAGTCGTCAGCTCCAAAACGATCAGAGCAGCAAAAGCAATCAGATCGGGCTTTCATAGCAAGTGAAATAGTTAAGTGTACGAAAATCCGGGACATAGCCCGGAAGCTTAATGAAAAGAATCAAACAGAAGGTCGGAATTATAATTTAACTCACGTACAAGTATTTTGGGACTTAAAAATCATTTATAAGGAATGGCGAGAGGAAAGATCCGAGTTCATTGAAGAAAAAATGGAACTTGAATTGGCAAAGCTTGATAAGATAGAAGCAGAGTGCTGGGAAGCTTGGGAGCGGTCAAAGGAAGGGAGAAGAAAAACAGTTATTGACGGGGGGGAACTTAATCAGGCAGGAATGTCCGGGGGAAGATTACGTGAACGGGAAGTTGAAACGACTTTCGGAGATACCCGCTTCCTTGATATAATACAGAAATGCATGGAAAGACGGGCAGCACTTCTCGGGCTTAACGCTCCAACGAGATCTTTCTCAATAGGGATTAACAGCACTTTGACAAAAGAGGAAATAGAAGCTGAGATTGAGCAGAAATGGAAAATACAGACCTAAAAGAATTAATAAGGCTACGGGATGAAAAGATAGAACGCAAGGCTTTGGCTTGTGCGTGTTCCTTGTATGAGTTTTTCCTTACGTTTTGGGAGATTATGTCCGGGGACACGCTTATTCTGAATTGGCACATAAGGTATTTATGTGACCAATTACAGCATCTCGGGAATAGGTTAGTTGCAAGGGAAGTCGGGATTGAAGATCTTATCATAAATATTCCTCCTGGTATGACTAAATCAACGATAGTATCTCAGGCGTTCCCTGTTTGGTTATGGCTTCACGCCCCGCATTTTGTAATTATATCGTCATCTTACAGCGCTGGTTTGTCGCTGGATCATTCCCTAAGAGCAAAGGCAATAGTAAAAAGCGACAAGTTTAATGAGCTGTTCCAATGGTATTTCATAAGGAGATTCGGAAGACCGTTCCAGCTAGTAAAAGATAACGAAGCTGATTGGAGGAATACCTACGGGGGATTGCGTTATGCTACCTCAACGAATGGAACAGTCACAGGGAAACACGCACACCTGATTATAAGGGATGATCCTATTAACCCGGAGCAGGCTGAATCAAAAGCTTACAGGGAACGGTGCAATCGTTTTAATGACAGAACGCTATCTAGCAGGAAAGTTGACAAAGACAGAGTGCCTACTGTAACGGTTATGCAAAGATTGCATACAGAGGACAGCACCGGGCACGACTTGTCAAAGCTAGGTAAACCTATTAAGCATATATGCCTCCCGGCAGAACTAACCAATGACGTTAATCCACCGGAATTGAGGATGTTTTACAAGAACGGGTTACTTGACGAAAAAAGGCTTAGCAGAGATACACTCCATAAGGCAAAGATAGATCTTGGAAGTTACGGGTATGCAGGGCAGATGTTACAAACTCCGGTGCAAGATGGAGGGAACACAATAAAAGAGGCTTGGTTTAATTTCTTCTCAATAGGGAACCTAGAGGAAGAAGCAGCTTCAGAGAAAGTGTCGTTACAATGGAAATTCACCCTTGATGGGGCATATACGGAAGAAGATAAGAATGACCCGACAGCAATATTCTGTTATTGCGAGTGGAAAAATAAGATATATGTCCGTGACGTTATTGCTGTACGGATGGAAATGCCGGAGCTTTTAAGGTTCATCCCGGAATTCGTAAACAGAAACGGATATAACAGGTATTATTCAAAGATATACATTGAGCCAAAAGCCAACGGAATGTCTGTTGCTCAAATGCTGAAGAACTCAACGAAGCTGAATATTGTACTTGATAAGCCACCGAGGGAAGATAAAGTTGCCCGACTAGCTGCCTGTGTCCCATTTGTAGAATCGGGAAGGCTTTACTTACTGAAGAATGCCGGGTGGCTTCAGAACTTTGTGCAGGAAGTTATTGAATTCCCTTTAGGAGAACACGATGATCAGGTTGACGTAATGGTAATGGCAATACGCAGGGCAATAGAGCCGGAAAGGAGACCTCAAAGATGGCACGGATAAAAAAGATCGACAAGCTTACGTTCCGGGATTTGATTATTAACTATGAAACGTATCAAGGGCTTCCCGATGGACTTATACAGCTGCCTCCTCCCGTAAGCATCACAATAGACGGGGCTAAGTATCATATTCCTACTGATTACGCAGAGTTTGAAGCCAGTCTTTGCTATGGGCAACGAATGTATTTAGTGGCAGAGGAAACGGATGACTTTGGAGTTATCATCAGGATATTAACGGGATATTACTTTCCGATAGTAACAAAAGATAAATGGGACAACGAGAATGCATTGTTATTCGGAAGGAAAGTTATAAATTGCAAAGCAAAAGAAGTTTATCCTGTCGCAGCGCTGTTGATAAAACATCTTGGTCAATTAGCAGAACGAGAACGCAATTTATTGCACCGGGAACCTACGAAGCTAGAGAGGGCAGCCGGGATTGAAAAGCTTAATGTATTTTCAGATTTAACGTCCCTTGACTTCCTTAGAGATGAAATGAAGATCACAACAGAGGAAGTATTATTACAGCCTTACAAAGAATGCCTAGTCAGATTTATGCTCGCAAAAGAAAAGTATGAATATCAAGAAAGACTATTCAAATTGATGCAAGAGGAAACAGAAGCAAAATTAAAACGTAAAAAGCTATGAAATCAAAATGTTGTGGTAGGAAAGAAAAAATAGATTGGGCTTGGAGCTTTCTATTTTTCTGGATCAGCAATAAAGATGAGAAATGATAACGTCAATCATCAAGCAGATACTAGCGGATTCAGGATGCTCCCTAGTATTGTACGATCAGGAACAGCTTGTTAACTTATATGTTGATCAGAGCAAACCACCTGACGTAATCGGAATATACTTTGAACCGAATGAAGTGACACTTGAAGTCCGGGCAAATGCTATTCACGAACATTACAACCCTTTTAAAATAGAAATACTTCAGCAGGTAAGCTTGGAGGATAAGGCAGAGAACAACGAAGCCACGCTCCAAACATTACTGAATATCTGTAAGGAAGTGATAATCAGACTTATTGCAGAGGCTAAGTTCAAAACCATTGTCCCGGTAACAGCCTATAAGATATTGGAGAAGAAGTATGATGCTAATGTAATAGGATGGGGAATGAATCTCAATATCTATTACTTGTTTAATGAAACACGCAATCCCTGTTTATGATCCCTGATCTTAACCCGGAAATGAAAGACATGATCGAAGCTATCGGTCATAAGTCTATGTTTTACGGTAACGTTATCCCAGAATCAGTAATGAGACAGTTTGAGATCGAAGAAGATAATCTTCATATCGGAGTGCTTGTTCCCTTTTGGCTCCCTGTTTTGCAGAAAGGACGACCACCTAGAAAAAGCAATCGGGATTCAGGATTATGGAAGCGGATTTTTGCTTGGATGGGAGCAAGAAATATGTTCAGAACGGTAACTGAGGAAGGAAGGATCAGAGAAGCAAAGTTTATCACTTGGTATATTAACAAATACGGAAATAAACACTTCCGGTCAAAACAGTTTGTTGACATTTATACTTCAGTCAGGGCAGCGACTATTGAAAAGATCAATCAGAAATTCAGCAACAAGATCGGAGAAATAACAATGGAGGTTATATAATGGGAAAGCTTAAATACTTGCATACCGTTAAGAAATTCACATCAGGCAAATTCCTAGTCATCTTGGAAAGTGGAGGTAACGGAAGAACAGAGGAGGGAAATATTATTTGATTATTATGATACCAACAGAAAGACGAATAGAATCAATAGGTAAGGTAGTCAGAACTAAGATCGGTTATTTCCTTACGGTCGGGCAAATAGTAAAACTATGCCGTGACTTTAATGCAGATCAGAGAGATGGGTTTGTCAGTAATGACGAAGCATACGTAAAACTCAAAATGGAGGAAATGGAAGAATGATAACCTTGATTTCAACTCCGGCAAGGGTAAATCCTGACGATCCTGCTGACATCTGTCGCTGGATTGCAACGGAATCGCCTAATAACTTCAGACTTCAAAGAAGTGATTTTATCCCGATAGCTGTTGGGGCAACGTCAGGCGGGTATCTTGGGATAACACCCCCGGCAGACTTCTCAGGTGCGGAAGGAGACAGCATTGTTGTTGTCGATGATCTAGGAAATGTTTACACTGGCGAGATAACTGATATGCCGGGAGCAGATTATGATGTTGAAACAGACATTGTATTTTCCTCAATAGTCGGGAATGTTGATTATGTGAATGACCATACTTTAAGAGGCGGGTATTATTTTGAAGGAAGGCTGAAGATCAATGGGGTTCTTCATCCTTTGACAATCATTGCAAGCCCGGACAGTCAAGGTTTTGCAGATTTGGACGTAAGCGGATTACTAAGGATAGTTACTTCCCTTGGAAAGAACGGGGATTATACTAGCAGGGTAATGGCTGAAACAAATAAGTCAGGAAATTTCTCATTTGAATACAGAGAGTGTTGGTATGGATCAGATAATCCTTGGTACCCGGAAGGAGGGGAACTGTCACCACCGTCTGACGAAATTCTTTGGTATTACGTAGAAGCAGTAAGGTCAGAAGAACAAGGATCGAATCTGTACGACTATGTTGCAACAGACAACAATCCTGCACCATTCTTTAATCAGTTTGAAGAACCTGTTTATTTCAAAGGACTGCCTTTTGATTTGACATTCCTTCTTCCCGAACAGTTAGATGTAAGTCCTGAAACAGAAATGGACGTTGAGATAAATTGCTACAATTCAGCAAATGTACTTTTGGACACGATTAATGAGAAAGTTCCTGTCGGAGCAATGGAAGGTCATGCTTGCAGTCTGAATATAAGCAGGGCTTCAATACCTGAAGGAGCTTCTTACTTCACAGCAGAAATAACAATCTAAAATGGCACAGCAAAATATTAACGTAAGCACTCCCAATGATAATTTGGGCGATCCAATAAGAACAGCTTTTATAAAAAGTAATGAGAATTTTACTGAATTGTATTCAGCTATTCTAGGTTTAGGTTCGGCTACATACATAATAGAAACAACAGGAATAGTCTTTTATGCTTATTCATACAGCAGAGCAGGACTTCCGTCTTATTCGTCTAGTTCGTTTAATACTTTGATGACCAATGTACTTGCACAACTTGCAGCATTAACCCCGACAGGAGGCAGAGTGTTTATCAGACGAGGATCATATACAGGGTTAGATCAAATAAGTATTCCATGCGATAACGTCACTATTGAAGGAGAAGGCAAGTATGTAACCAAATTAGTAATGGCAGCAGGGAGAGATGCTAGTTATGGAGCAAGATTTGCACTGATTAAGATAGATGGATACGATAACTGCATAATAAGGAATATCGAAATAGACGGTAATGGATCGAACCAAACTAAGATCGACGCAGGAGCTTCAGTAAATGCTATTGAGGATTGCATATATACGCATAATACTTACAACACTCTAATAGAGAACTGCTATATTCACGACTGTACCATGACAGCTATTGAAACTCATGGATGCGAAGACACGATGATCCGTGGTTGTCATATTAAGAATGGCTATTGGAATGGTATAACTTTTGGGTGGGGAACCATAAACAACCATGTAACGCAATGTCTTGTCGAAGGGTCGGGAGACGTTGGAATTGCAACCTATGGATCATTTAATAAGATTACAGACAATACGATTCGTCTTATAACAGGAGCAAACGGATCAGGGAATACTAAATGCGGTATAAGCTGTGAAGACGAAGACGGAAGTCCGACGACGGATCACTTCATTTCCGGTAATATAATTCACGGTACTGGAATGATAAGCGGTGTGTCAGCCCCCGGAGCAGGAACAGCAGCAACAGAAAGACTTATAATCCAAAGTAACAGGATTTACGATGTAGATTATGGAGTTTATACAGCAGGGAACCATGCTATCATCAAAGATAACATGATAGACGAAGCTGAAGAAATGGCTATCCATATTCAGGGAGGAGAATACAACAATGTAATGAATAACACGCTTCTTTGTGTAGCTTCAAAATACGCAATTGTACTTTCAACGAATGGAGGGACTGATTATTCTAGTTACAATATAGTTTTTAATAATCATTGCAAGATGGCTTCGGGAACCTATAGTTACTGTTTTGCTATCAATGCCGGTTGTGTCAGTAATATTATAGTAAATAATATAGTTTTTGGAGCATCCGGGGAGCAAGTGAATATATCCGATGCTGGGACAAATACAATACTCAGGGATAATTACGGACAGTCAGGATTGAGATGGAATCCCGAAACAGGAGATACAAGTGTTAACTATGAAGCCACTGCTACGGGGGCAACTACTGGTCAGATAAAACCCGGATCGCAGTATGCTTATATATATTCACCTAATGCAAATTATATATGCAGACTTCCGGTTGCTTCTGCTCATTTGGTTGGGACAATAATAAGAGGCAGAGTTGGATCGAATGGATTTGAACTCAGAACTGCATCAGGTGACGAAGCTTCGGTTTCGATAAATAATGTTTCAGGTGCAGGAACGGAGGCAGCGATACCTGCGCTTTATTATTTTGAAGCTGAATTAGTTACTCAGACTAGATGGCTATTAAGAGCATGGGATACCGGAGGCAATTACGTTGCAATAACTCCTGACGTATGATAATAGGAATACGAAATAGTGTTCTTCAAAGAATCCCGATCAAGGCAGCTTGTAACGGGTATTATCTTCGTTGGTGGTATAATGGATGGCACTATTGGTTCTTCCTTCCCGGAGATCACACTATAAACACAGAAGGAGAACGGTATTTTACTTTGTCAACAAGGACTATCACAATGTCATCCGGGCAAGTAACTAGGGAACAGGCAGCAGCTATCAGGACTATCTTCTTCACAAAGGAAGTTTACTTGCTTGGGATAGCCGGGTGGATGGAGATAAGAATAGAGCCGGGAAGCCCTGTTATTTATAACAATATGGTTGCCGGGACAGAGATTGAGATAACAGCACATATCGGATCGAGAGAGATAAGTTACACTTCAGGGTACACCCCGGTTCCTGATTTGCCTATTGTTGCGCCTTCGGAACCCGTAATGTGTGAGCTTATTATCGGAACTCAGATATGGGCTTGTTACAATGTTGAAACTGATTATCCCGGATCAAAGGTATATGGAGAGGATGAGGCTAATAGATCTGTATTCGGGGGGTTATATAATTGGACACAGATAATGGCATCAGGCTTTTGTCCTGAAGGATGGCACGTACCTACGTTAGCAGAATGGCAAACACTTATTGATTTTCTAGGTGGGGATGCAACAGCCGGAGGTCATTTAAAAAGCATAGAAGCTATTCATTGGAACGCACCTAACGTAGACGCAGATGATTCAGTAAATTTCTCAGGGCGTGGAGCCGGGGTTGGTACGGTTAATTCCTTCACAGGTATATTGGAGTTTATGCACTTACTGGCTTATGAATACTTCTGGACGGCTGACGAGGCAGATGCTCCTTGGTCAGAGTTATCAGCAAAAGTTGTAAGATTGGCTTATAATTCAGGGGCAGTAGTAAAGACCATTGCAAACAAACTCAATAGTTATCTTTCTGTAAGATTGATCAAAAATATTACAGCATATCCTTATACTATCTACGGAGGAACAAGCGGATCAGGTCTGATAATAAAATCAACAGACGGAGGTAGCTCTTTCACAAGTGAAGGATCAGCCGGGAAGGGGAATCCTACTTGTTTTGTCAAAACAACCAATGGAGATATTCTTTAT